CATTCGAGTAGAAAAGTTCCCAGTTCCAGTTACCGCAGCGGCATCAGGCCTTGCAAACCTAACCACAATCAATTGGCAATTCGGAGATGCCGTAGGCCAACCCTTAGTTCTTAGAGGAGCAACACAGCTTGCGGCCATAAACTTAAATGGCGTAACACTTGCCGGAGCATCCATAGATATCTACATCGAATGGACGGAGAGCTAAATGTCGATAAGTATAAACAACAACCAAGCTGTCTCGGTAACTTATGGCAACACAGCAAATAGCGTCACCATTTCTGCCAATAGCTCAGCAGCGCTTACTGTCACTAATTTTATTCCAGTTCTAACAGATCAAAACTTAATTTCAGACATCAGAACGAATAGCGCTACAATTTCAGATTCAAGCCTTACATACTCATTTCAAAATGCAGAATTCTTAATAGCCTATCTCTTAAAAGGACTCAATCCAACAAGGGCCCTTGCTTGTTATTCCGCCCCAGTAAACATAAACCAATCAGCAGCCACTGCGGCCAATGCAACAGTATGGGCAATGAGAAGTCCAACCTCTGCCACAAGAAATGTGTACATCGAAAGAATCTATCTCATGCTTGCGTTTGATAACGGAACCCCTCTTGGAAGATCACTTCAAAGATATGACCTTCAAAGGTTTAGTGCTGCAACTCCTACTGGAGGGACAGCAATCACTGCAATAAAGCAAGATAACGAAAGCCCACCAACAGTCGTAACAGACATTAGATCCATAGACACAGGGCTCACTACGACAGGACTTAGCTTTGAAACTTCGTTCCTAACTCTTTCAGTCCCAGCCACAGATCAAACAACCACAGTCTACGTGAGAGAAAAAGTAGGATTTAAACTAAGACCAGGAGAAGGCCTTGCAATAAGGCTTGATGTAACAGCAGTCGCAGGACAAAGTGTTTGCGGCGAAATAGTTTGGAGTGAAGTATGAGAATTACTTTTAAACAGTTCCTTTTAAACAATGGCTCAAGAGAAATGGCAACCAAAGCCCAAGCCACTCCAGTAGCCTATTCATATGCCCCTCTTGATCAAAAGTCAGCAGATCAAGGACAAACAGCCGTCGCTGCAATAAATGCCCTCATCTGCGTCTTTCAATATACTGGTCCTTACAATTTTAAAGGTCTTGGCCCAGGCCCTGCTTTAGTAAATGGACTTTTACTACAAGCAACCATTGCAGGTGTAGTCACAAACATTGCAACTATCTTTGATAACTCTGATCTGTTTCTCACCTTCAATCCAAATCCACTTCCATCTGATAGCCTAAGCCCAGCATTCGCTTGCAAATTCGTATTATCTCAGCAGATCATTCTTACAAACACAGACTCAATCTCGGCAACGATTCAAGACGATATGAGTGCATTTGTGAACTTCTCGATAGGGTTTGAGGCTGAGAAAGATATCTAGAAAACCCAAGGAGACCCAAGGATGGGCATTCCTAAAATTGAAGTCGATGAGGACAAAGTCTATAAGCTTGCACAAAGGCTTTGGACTAATGTTGCCATCGCGAGTCATTTCGATATTTCAACCGATACATTGACGCGTCGCTTTGCGGAGGTTTTAGACAAAGGGCGCCAGAGCGGCAGGATGTTTCTCTCCGATAAACTCTTTGAGCTTTGCAGCAAAGGGAACTTGGGAGCGCTTGTGTGGCTCACCAAACAGCATTTAGGGTATTCAGACAAACTCGAGCAGAAAACAGAAGATGTCACAATCAATAGAACAATTAGGATCGAACTCCAAAGAGACGACACTGACGCTCCAGATAGACTTGGGGAAGCGAACGCCGCCTCAATTGAAGCTGGACCTATCAAAGCATAGATTCAACATTGGAAGCTTTGGGAGGCAGTCTGGTAAGACTACGTGGGGTATTAAGAAATCATTCTGGAAACCTATTTCAGAAACTATTCCATTCGGAGTTTATTGGTACATCCTTCAGACCCATTCCGCTGCCGAGGTAGCCTTCGATAGATTTGATCGCATGATCTTTCCTTATCGACATGAGGTGTTAAAGAGAAAGCCACATGAGACTCACAAGATGTTTCATCTGATCGGGGACAAATACGTGTGGTTCAAGTCTGGAGAAAATTACGAGGACTTGAGATCTGAGACTTTGAATGGATGCATCATTGACGAGTATAGCCTTCAGGACCCGAAGCTCTGGCCAATGATTGTTCGCCCGATGCTTGCGAAAACAAAAGGGTGGTGTGATTTCTTATCGACACCAAAAGGCTTTGATCATTTCTACGATCTGTCAGAGTTCGCTAAAAACGACAAGACAGGTGAATGGGCCGTATTCTTTGCTCCATCGACTGAGGCTTGGTGGTGGACGCCAGAGGAGATTGCTTCAGCCAAAGCCACTATGACTCCCGAAGAATTTAGGCAAGAGATCCTTGCCGAGTTCATTAATTTATTCACAGGCAAGGTATACACGTTCTCCAGAGAGAATTTATCTGAGACCAATCCCTTTAGTGGAGATGGATCAAAATTCCATCCATACATACCCATTCTTGTTGGATTAGATTTTAACGTAAACCCTATGGTCTGGGAGTTGGGCCAGCAAAGAGTTAACAATTTCTTTTGGGGAGATGAAATATACGTTCGTAATACAAATACGATGGAATGCGCGAAGATATTGGTAGAAAAATACTTGTCTTATAAAAAGCTAGGCCATAAGTCTCAACCAAATATTATCTTATGCGGAGACCCTGCGGGTAACGCACGCAACACAAAGGCTACGGAGTCAGACTACGCAATCATTGTCGGCGCTCTTCGCGCTGCAGGAATAACTTATGAGGATCGAACTCCTAAGGATCATCCACCCGTAAAGGACAGAGTCAACACTGTAAATGCCCATTTCAAAGCTGCCGATGGCGGCGTACATTGCATAATCCATCCAGATTGTAAAAAGCTTATTTACGATTTAGAAAGAGTGAGCTGGAAAGAGGGGGAACATTTGTTGCTCGATAAATCAAATCCAGATCTAACCCATGCAAGCGACGCGATAGGCTATCCAATAGCTACGCTCAGCCCATTACATGGGGCCCATGAAGTGGGTCGCCTAATGATGTTGAGGAGATAATGGCATTTAAAAGCGTTCCTTTAGAGCAAAGACTATTATCTAAAACCACAAAAAGTCCTGGGTGTTGGCAATGGAAGGGAAGAACAAATAATGTTGGATATGGACTAACATCTGTAGGCCATAAAGTTCTAACCACACACCGAGCTTCATGGATGATTTTTAGAGGCGAAATTCCAAGTGAAATATTCGTGCTTCACAAGTGCAATAACAAAAGATGTATAAATCCAGACCATCTATATTTGGGCAATCAATCTGATAATATGAGAGATGTCGTCAAAGACGGAAAACATTTTAATGCAAGCAAAACGCACTGTAAGAATGGACACGAATTTACTAAAGAAAACACATATCAAGGCAAAAGAAAAACATGGAGAAGATGCCGAGAATGTTGCCTTGAATCCGATAGGAAGTATTTTTTAAAAACCAAATCAAAAAACCACGATTGACTGTGTGGGCCGGATTCGTGAAACTTACGTTAACCAAGGAGGGTTTATGGAAAGTCTTAAAGGTATTGATCTAAAAGATCTGCTCGTTTGTGTGATTTTTATATTCGCAGCTTACGGATTCATTGATTTTTTGCACAATGTGAAACGAATCTCTGCTTCAATAGTTGCAGCTCCGGGTGGAATCAAAGCCAAGATCAAAGCGATTGTTGCTGGGTGGTAAATGGATCAACCAAAAGATTGCATTTGCGAAAAAGATAAACATTTGTGTTCAGGATTTTCTAAAGGCTCTGTTTGTAGAACATGGGCATGGCAAAAGAGCTGGCCAACAGTTAGGGCTCTCCAAAAGCTATGGAAAGCAAATGGTAAGTGATCTCCCTCATAACCAAACCTAAATACAAAAACTTTATAGACGACAGGGACAAGTTCCTAGACGACATCAACCACAGAAATCGCCTTCAGATCTCAGATGTTCTACGTAGAACATTCTCGCATGTAACTTACATGATCGAATCTATCTACAGGAAGTTTGAGGACTCACAGTTTAATTACGGACACCTTAAACAAATGCTCATGCTAATCGAAACGGGTGTGGATCATATGCTAAGTGCTGCACGAGATGAGATAGTACAGCTCCAAAAACAAAACAGAAAAGAAATCTATGACTTCACTTACGCTTCAGAGACCGCGGCTATCGGACGGGTTAAAGGAAAGGTTTCAGATAATCTAAAGCCTCACCCAACTTCACATCATGACACTCCATCGGGCGGGAGCCTTGATGCGCGTATCGGACTCACTTTTGATAAACTTAAAAGAAATATTCTAACCGCTGTTCAGCAATCAGCGATTACTGACGAGCCAACCAAAGACATGATGATTCGAGTTCTAAAAAAGCTTCCGGAAGTGAAGCGGGTGCAAAATCCTAAAAGACATTTAAAACCCATGCAAGCATTCAGCGAAGCTCAAGCGCCAAGTGTCAAAGTCACAACCGGTATTGTTGACGATCCCACATGGGATTCGATGCTTGATAAGTACAAAAATGATTATGTCCCAAAGTTTCGCGGTCCCGAATCTGTTGTTGGCGGCAAAGAACTCGCTACCGAGCCTTACAATGAATATTACGCTTGGGAATTAGAGCAAGAACTCACTGAGGACTTCGTGAATCAAGTTAGGCTCGGACAGGTCCAGTCTGCAAAAGATAATGGGATTGAGGACATGCAGTGGATTGCGATCATAGACAATAAGACAGATGATTGTTGCGATTGGCGCGACGGCTTGACATCAAGCGAGATTGAAGCTCAACTTGATGGTGAGCACAGTGATGATGAATGCGATGCTATTGTACCGCCCGCTCATTTTAACTGTCGATGTACAATGTCTCCAGTAACGGATTACTTGCCTGAGACACCTGAGAGCGACATAGGAGAATTCGACGATTGGCTGAACAGCTAAGGAAGGCTGTAAAATCAAGACCGAAACAAGCTGCAGCTCGAACCGTAAAAAGGTCGGGCCATGCGGAGTCGGCGAAGCCTAATCTTGGCTACGACAAAGAACCACCAAAATTAGATCGAGTCAGTGTCTGGGATATGGTCAACAACATGA